CTGACAACTTTAACTGCTGCAGCAAACGGTAGTAAAACTATAATTCTTACACCAAACAACAGTCTTGTACAGGGCCAACCTGTTTTCTTGTATGATACTGCATGGCACGGCTCTGATGGAACATTTAATGTGGTTGTTGCTAACTCAACAGCTGTTACTTTGAATGCTAAGTATCCATTTCCCAATACAACCTCAAATAATATATTAAGTGCTTTTGCTGTTGGATATGCTGGCCAACAGTACGTTGGCGCCAACGTTGCTCACACAATGGCTGTGTTTAGTACTAAGATGGTTAACGTGACAACTACACAGGCTCACGGACTATCAATTGGTAACGAGGTTGCGGTTATCAATTCAGTTGCTACCGCTTCTTTTAGCAACACACACGTCGTGGTATCTGTTGCTAACAGTACAATGTTTAGTATTGTGCCTACATCAGCTCCGGGTACAATTACTTCACAACAGCTAGCATATCAACCTTCAGGCGGTGTTGCGCACCGAGCGTTTGACGGTGGTGTTAAATTTAGTACATTCAGCCAAAGTCATGGACAGCAGCTAATAAGACAAACGAGAAGATATTTTAGATACCAGTCTGGTAAGGGTATTCAGATGAGTACCGGTACTATTCTAGAACCTGAAATAACAATAGATAGTTTGACTTCGTCAGGTACCACAGTTACACTTATAACTAAAGAACTTCATAACATTAATCCTGGAGCAGAGATACTAGTAGCTGGGGCAGATCAAACAGCGTATAACGGAACATTCACAGTTGTTGATGTAATAACTCCTTACAGGTTTACATATACTGCTCTATCAACCCCAACAGAAGCAACTGCTTCTGGTGATTATAGACTGAACGTGACAGCGTGGCACGGTGCTGGATCACGTATTGGTTTGTTTGACGATCAAAACGGTCTCTTTTTTGAGTATGATGGTCAGCAGCTATATGCAGTTATCAGGCAAAGTGTCTTCCAGTTATCTGGAGGAGTCACACTAACCAATAACTCTGCAGCTGTCGCAAGTGCCACTCTTATCAACGGAGCAACAACTAGATTTGCTCGTCAGCTAGTACCTGGAGATTCGGTAGTAATCAGAGGTCAATCTTATAAAATAAATACGATTACTTCTGATATAGCAATGACAATTAACCCCCCATATAAAGGACCAACTGTATCAGCTCCTTCATATGCAATTGTTACAAAAACGATAGACACTAGAATTCCTCAGTCTCAGTGGAACATTGATGCATGTGATGGAAGTGGAAGAAGTGGATTCAATCTTGATGCATCTAAGATGCAGATGTTCTATATCGATTACTCTTGGTACGGTGCTGGATTCATTAGATGGGGGTTCAGAGGACCTGATGGTAACATAGTTTATTGTCACAAGGTTGTTAACAATAACAAGAACTACGAAGCATACATGCGATCTGGTAACTTACCAGCAAGATATGAAAATCATACTCATGCAAAATATACAGAGTTGACTGCTACTCTTGATGCAAGTAATACAACATCGATTGCAGTAGCAAATGCAATGTACTGGCCAAATTCAGGTATTGCATGGGTTCGTAATGATACGCAGAGTGAATTTATTAAGTATGCATCAAGATCTAATACATCACTTAATTCTCTAACAAGAACTGGTCAAGGTAATCTTGTAGCTACTATTACGACAACTGCGGGTTCATCTACATTATTAATGTCGGATACAACTGGTATCAGTGAAGGGATGTATATTCAATCTAATAATGCTTCTGGACTTTGGATTGTACCGCCTGACTCGTTCGTTGTTAGTGTTACGACAAATGCATCAGTTAAGTCTAGTAAGGCAGCATTACAATCAACATCCGCAAACGTTGCTGCTATTGTTTCTTCTGGTATGTCAGCAGCTCAAACTTTCTCATTCTCAACAACAACTCCTGTTCAGGTTCAACTTCATGCACCTGCATTTGCCCCGACAATCAGTCACTGGGGTAGTAGTGTGATTATGGACGGTAGGTATGATGATGATAAGTCATTCATATTTACACAGGGTATGACAACTGGTCTATCTGTTGCTGGAGCAGCAACCAATGTGTTGCAAAGCTTCAGAGTAGCTCCGAGTGTTCATAACGGTATTCCTGGTGCTCAAGGTACAAGAGAACTTATCAATAGAATGCAGATGGTGTTGAGACAGCTAGATATGTTATCTGCTGGTCAGTTCCTTGTAACATTAGTTCTGAATGGAAGTATAAACGCAGGTGCATCAACTGCTGCGCAAGTATGGTTGCCGGCTGGTGGATCAAGCTTGGCTCAATACATTAATCACTCTGCTGCAACAACGATTACTGGTGGTGAAGTTATTTACGGTTTCTTCACAAACAGCTCTGGTGGTACTACTAACCTAACAACAACAAGTCAAGAATTACCGTTGGTTAGAGACTTAGGTAACTCTGTTCTTGGTGGATATTCCGGCCAGAATTCAACATACGGAAGTTCGAACTCTACATTTACAGCACTTACTGGTGCAGCTGCTGTGTTTCCAGACGGTCCAGATGTTGTAAGCGTTGTTGTTAGAAACTTGACCCCGTCAACAGCATTCAACATTTTTAGTCGTATGTCTTGGACAGAAGCACAAGCGTAATATGCCTGTTTTTAATAAACTAGTTCTTGATCAGGATGGTTTACTTGTCGGTAAAAGACAAATAGACGCATCCCAGGATGGTGTTTATTTTTCCGGAAACGGAATGTTTGGTGACAACCTTGTTGTTACTGGTAACACTACAGCTAATGTATTCAGCGGTTCAGGTGCCTCACTTACATCTTTGAATGGAACCAACATCTCTTCTGGAACAATATCAAGATCAAGACTACCTGCAGGGTCTGTGTTGCAAGTTGTAGACACATACTTTACAACACCAGTATCACAATCAATGACCGGTGCTGCTGTCAACAACATCACTGGTCTACAAGCAACAATACAACCAACTTCAACTAGCAGTAGAATTTTAATTTTTGTTCGTTGGTTTGGTGAACACGGTACAGATGGTATGAACTGGGAGAGTATGTTTGGAATAACTAGAGATGGAACGGCAATAGGATTACCTGCACAACCGGGTAGCAATCTTTTAGGTATGTCAATGGCTTCTTTATCACATTATTCTGCAAATGCAGATTCAACACCAGAAAATGTTTTTTATAATTATATAGATTCACCTGGTACAACATCTACGGTTACATACAGGGCTTATTATACACCACAATCTACTGAAACTTTGTATACTAATAGAACTGTTAATGCTGCCACTACTGTTGGTTTTGAAAGAGGAACATCCTCTATTATTCTAATGGAGATTGCAGGATGATTGCACAGGCACTAGTAAAATTGAGACCGGGTTCTTCATGGGAAGTTATTGGTGATGATGTATATGATAATATCAACTGGAAAGACACAGTTCAAAGCAAACCAACTAGACAAGAAGTTGAAGATACCGTTGCTGAGTTAGTTCAAGCTCGAATAAATACACAATATCAAAGAGATAGAAGAAAAGAATATCCTAGTTTTGCTGATCAGTTTGATTTGCTATATCACGGTGGGTACGATGTTTGGAAAGCATCAATTGAAGAGATAAAGATCAAATATCCTAAACCCTAGTAGCTATTTTTTTCTTAATTAAATAAACATAAATACTCCAAAGAACAAGGAGTAATAATGGCTGTTCCAACCTCAAGATCTACTTTTAAAGAATATTGTTTACGCAAGCTAGGTAAACCTGTAATTGAAATTAACGTTGATGATGATCAAGTAGAAGACCGGATTGATGAAGCTTTAAAGTATTACTGGGATTACCATTTTGATGGTACTGAGAGAGTATACTATAAGCATCTGATTACTTCAACTAATATTACAGACAAGTATATTACTTTACCTGAAAATATTATAGGGGCAGTAAGAATATTTAACATTGGTGATCCAATGGTTACCAATAATCTTTTTGATATCCGCTATCAAATTGCTCTTAACGACCTGTATACTCTTACATCGGTCTCAATGATTCCCTACTACATGATGTTCCAGCACATTCAGCTGCTAGAACAAATGCTCGTAGGTCAGCAACCAATCAGATATAACAGACATATGAATAGAATGTTTGTTGATATGGATTGGAATAAAGTTAACGCTGGTAATTATTTAATAGTTGAAGCATATCAAGTTGTTGATCCTGACGTGTATACTGATGTGTGGGGGGACAGGTGGCTATCTCTTTATACGTCTGCACTAATTAAAAAACAATGGGGATCTAACCTCACTAAATTTAGTGGTCTGCAGTTACCTGGTGGTGTTCAATTCAACGGTGACAAGATTTACAACGATGCAGTTAATGAAATTGAAGCAATGGAAAAAGAGATGAGTAGCAGTTACTCGCTTCCAGCTTTTGATATGATTGGTTAAGGGGTAACAAAATCGCCACCTCCTTCTATTTCAATAATTTTGGTGCCAGCCAAGAACAACTACTGATTGAAGATTTAGTAGTCGAGTCAATCCGTATGTACGGACATGATTTGTATTATCTTCCAAGAACTAGAATTAATGACGACTTAATTCTGGGTGAGGACTCGTACTCAGAGTTTAACACTCAATATTTTGTTGAGATGTATATTAAGAATGTAGAAGGATTTGCTGGTCAAGGTGATTTTCTTTCTAAATTTAATTTAGAGATAAGAGACCAGGTAACATTCACAGTAGCAAGAAGAACATTTAGTAATGAAGTTGGTGCTTACACTTCATTTGTAAGGCCAAGAGAGGGTGATCTAATATACTTCCCTCTAAATAATAAGTTGTTTGAGATTAAGTTTGTTGAGCACGAAGCAATATTCTATCAACTAGGGTCTCTTCAGACTTTTGATATTAGTTGTGAGTTGTTTGAATACAGTAATGAAATATTTAACACAGGTATATCTTTAATTGATGATAAGCAAAGAGATCTAACCTTTAATCTGACAGATTTTGCAATCAAGTTAGAGACCGGTCTTGCACTTGCAGATGAGGACGGATACGACCTTGTTTTAGAATCGTTCAACATGGATACACAAGATCCAATTTCTGATAATGTTGAGTTGGAATCTGAAGGTGATAGTATATTAGACTTCAGTGAAATTGATCCTTTCAGTGAGGGAACGTACTAATGTTTAATCAAGTTTTTTATCACGATACCATAAAAAAATATGTTGTTTTGTTTGGAACAATATTTAATGACATCTATATTCTTAAAGGCGATGGTACAGATACTACACAAACAATAAAGGTTCCTGTATCGTACGGACCAAAGCAGAAATTCATTTCTAGACTTACACAAGATCCAGATCTAACAAAACCTGTTGCTATCCAGCTCCCTAGGATAGGTTTTGAGATGACGGATATAAGTTATGCATCAGAGCGTAAGCTACCAACTATTAACAGAGTTGCAGTTCAAGATCCAACTAATCCAGATAGATTAAAATATCAATACATGCCTGTGCCGTATGATTTTAATTTCAGTATGTACATACTTGTTAAAAATGCCAATGACGGAACAAGGATACTTGAGCAGATTCTACCGTTCTTTACACCGGACTGGACTGCTACATTAAATCTCGATTCTTCCATGCAGCATAAATATGATATACCTATAATATTAGATGATGTTAGATCCGAAGATACCTATGAGGGTAATTTTATAGAAAGAAGAGTTCTTACTTGGACTCTTAATTTTACTCTCAAAGGTTATATATTTGGACCATCAAGAAAATCCGAACAAATTAAGACTTCTGCTATCAATCTTTATAATGTTGATAGTGCTAGATCGTTAACAACTGCAATAGGTAATACTCAGATACAGGATACCATAACAACTATTCCAATTGTAACAGGCAAGACTCTCGCTCAAGTTGAAGCAGATGATGACTATACGTTTAGTCAGACAATAGAGCAGTTTTATGAACAATGATCCAATAGGTGATGCTTTGAATATGAACCCACTACAACCTCTACTAACTAGTGCACAAAGAAAGTCGTTGGTGCCAACAGACTATGAGTATGCTCGTGGTAGTATGATTTCTGTTATTGAAAAAGGAAGCGAAGCACTTAATGATATGCTCGGAGTTGCGCAACAAAGTCAACAGCCAAGGGCTTATGAGGTAGTTGCTACTCTTTTAAAGACAATAGCTGATACTAATAAAGATTTACTTGAGCTTCAAAAGAGACATAAAGATATAGAGAGTATGGATGGTCCACAGACACCTCAAACAATTAACAATAATTTATTTGTTGGGTCGACTGCAGAACTTCAAAAATTGATTAAACAGCAAAATGAACAAGAATGATATCTATCTTGGTAATAAGAATCTAAAGCGTACTGATGTAAAGGTAGAATTTACAAGAGAAGAGATTCAAGAGTACATCAAATGTGCACGTAGTCCTGAGTATTTTATTGAGACTTATGTAAAGATTGTAAACGTTGATAGAGGTCTCATCCCGTTTATTCCTTATGACTATCAAAGAGATATTATAAGGTTAAATGAAAAAGAGCGTTTTGTTATATGTAAAATGCCGCGACAAGTTGGAAAGACAACAGCTGTTGTTGGTATTCTCCTTCATTCGATTCTTTTTAACGAGTTATATTCTGTTGCTATTCTTGCTAATAAGGAAGCGCAAGCGCAGGAGATTCTAAGTAGAATCCAACTTGCATATGAGCACTTACCTAAATGGCTACAACAAGGTGTAAAAGAATGGAATAAGACGTCTATTGAGCTTGAAAATGGATCTACTATTCTTGCCAGCTCAACAGCTTCAAGCGCTATTCGTGGTACATCTCAAAACTTTATTTACTTAGATGAATTTGCTTTTGTTCCAAATAGTATACAAGAAACATTCTTCTCTTCTGTCTATCCTACAATCTCATCAGGTACAACTACTAAAGTGTTGATTACATCAACCCCTAACGGGTTGAATTTATTTTATAAATTGTGGGTAGATAGTGAGAACGGAGACAACTCGTACAAGAGAATTGATGTTCATTGGTCAGATGTTCCAGGAAGAGATCAAGCCTGGAAAGAAGAAACTATTAGAAACACTTCTAAAGAACAATTCAGACAAGAGTTTGAATGTGAGTTTCTCGGTTCTTCTAATACATTAATTTCGCCAGAAGTACTCAGAAGACTTGTTTACAAGCAACCACTCAGTAGCAACGAACACTTTAAGTTATTCTATGAACCCAGACAAATGGGATTATATATTATAATGGTGGATGTGTCAAGAGGGCTGGGTGGAGATTATTCAGCATTTATTGTATATGATATATCTGATGCACCTTACAAAGTAGTTGCAACATATAGAAATAACAACATCTCACCTCTCCTATTTCCGGAAGTAATATATAATACAGCATTGAAGTATTTTAATGCTCATGTTCTTATTGAAACGAATGATATTGGCCAGCAAGTAGCTGATATTCTACATGAAGAGCTTGAGTATGAAAATATAGTATACACGTCCAAAAATCCAAAGGGATCAGTTGAAGTATCTCAGGGGTTTGGTGGGACGTCTGTTAAAGGATTAAGAACAACTAAATCAACCAAGAAAATTGGATGTAACAATTTTAAAGCATTGGTTGAGAATGATAAGGTTGAATTGAATGACCTTGATCTTATTTCAGAGCTTTACAGATTCGTAAGTAACGGTAACACATACGAAGCAGAAGATGGTAATGACGATCTAGCAATGTGTGGTGTACTGTTTGGGTGGACGATGACTCAGCCATTCATTAAAGAGATAACAAATTTAGATATCAGACGCAGGCTTGTTGATGAGAAAC